CGCGAAGCTCACAAAATCCTTCAGCTCAGTGTCACCAGCTCCAATGTCTTAACTTTGCTTTGGCAGGAACCTCTGGAACATCTCCCTGCACTACATGCCGGTAGAAGTCTTCAAACTCATTCCCTGGGTCCACCCGGTTGTAGAACTGGTACTTCCGGATGCGGTCCTCGACATAGAGATATCCGTAATGCAGCAGCCTTACCGCAATCGGTGTGATGCTTCCGAGCAACTGCGCCGGAGCCGACGAACAGTGAAAGTCTCCGCCCCAGGACGTGCGCCGGAACGTCAGATCCCGCTGGATGAGCTGGAACAGCGAGGGCCTGCGAAATTCCCTGTAAATCCGGTCCACCCGCGCCTGATCCTCGCGATCCCAAAGATAGACGATGTGCAGCGAGCAGCAGGGATGCGCACCGTTGACCGCTGCGAGCAAAGCCGGTGTGTCGTCCGGATGCAGGGCCTCGTCGCCATCCACCATCAAGCACCAGTCGCCCACCTGGGCGCCGGCCTCCCATACCTTTTCGAGCAGCCAGTCTTTATCGCGAGCCTCCGAGATTCCGCTGAACCGGGAGCGATAGACCACGCAGCCGAGCGTCTCGCAGATCTCCGGCGTCCCATCGTCGCTGTGATCGTCGAGCACCAGAATCTTGTGGCACACCGGCTGAAGGGAGCGGATCACGCGCTCGATCCAGCGCGCTTCGTTCTTAATCCGCAGTATGCCGAAGACGGTCAAGCGGCCAGCCCCCACTTTTGCTTGAACAGCCCGTAATTGCGAGCGAAACTTTTGGGCGTTCTCGGGTCTCCACGGAACGAGCTGATCAGGCTGCCGTGATCCACATAGCAGTAATCGAACACGCCGCACTTCATCCCGGCGCGCCGCACCGCCTCGCAATAATCCAGGTCTTCGACGCCATAATCCAGGCAGTACCGCTCATCGAGCAGGCCGACCCGGTTGATGGTCCGGCGCGGGATCAGCACGCACACGAAAGCGAAATGCGGAACCTCGCGCAACCCCGCGTTCTGAGGCTGCTGCAAAGACTGGCCGGTCACATTCGTGACTGCCCCGATCACGCCGTATTCGGGATGCTCCCGCGCTTCCTGCTGCATCGCAGTGAAGCCGCCCGGCGTCTGGAGCAGCGCGTCATCATTCAAGAGCACCACGTCGTCGTCCGGGCCCGCGATCTCGATTCCGTAATTGCAGTTGCGGGCGAAGATAAACGGCCTGGCGCCGGCCCACAGCAGCTCGATCGACGCCCAGAGCGGCTCCAGCAATCCATTCCGGAAAGCGTCCCAGTCCACGCCGCCGTCCACAACCAGAAGGCGCGCGGCAGGTTCATGCAGGTGCACGGCCGTGAGACACGGCAGCAGGTTCGAGGCCGTCTTGCTCGGGATGATGACGGAGAGTCCCACTTTATTCGCTTTTTCCTTGCTGAATTCCCTGAATTCCCTTGCTCTATGACGCGCGCCGTCATACAATAGAAGTAGTGATCCAGTCGTTCAAAGACAAACGGGCCGAGCGACTATTCAACGATGAGCCCGTCATCGAACTGGCGAACATCCAAAAACAGGCACGCACCCGCCTTTCCCGGCTTCACTTTGCTACCTCGCTGAGCGATTTGCGGGTCTTCGGCGGCAATCGCCTCGAAGCTTTGAGCGGAAACCGGAAGGGCCAGTTCAGCATTCGGATCAATGATCAATACAGAATCTGCTTCAAATGGGAAGCGAAAGGACCGACCGATGTCGAAATCACCGACTACCACTAAAAGCGAACAGAAGCTGCCCCCGATTCATCCGGGCGAGATTCTACTGGAAGACCTGCAGGACTGTGGAGTCAGCATCAATGGTTTGGCGCGAGCTATCGGCGTGCCTCCCAATCGCATCAGCCAGATCGTGAACGGAAAGCGCGATGTCACCGCGGACACCGCCGTGCGCCTCGCGCGCTATTTCGGCACGTCGCCAGAATACTGGCTGAACATGCAGAGCCACTACGATCTGCGTCGCATTGACCAGGAAGCCATCGCACGCGTCGTGATTCCCTACCAGAAGAGCGCTTGAGAATCACTTCCCCGCCTCGGTCTTGATCTTCACTCCAAGCTCGAAGACGGCATCCAGGACCGACTGATCGTTTAACCGCTCATCGCCGAACACCTCGTAGTGAATCATGATGGCTTTCCCGGTGTTGCAATCGATCACCACTCTTTTGCAGTTCGGAGGAATGACCCCGGCATCAAAGAGCGCTTTCACGAACGACGAGAGCCGCGCTTCCTGCATCACTTGTATGGTGTGGGCCGCTTGTGGCACTCCTGATCCGCCGGTCGGAGGCTCCCCCTTCAGTTCACCCGAGCCTTCCGGCTGATAGACTCCTTGCGTTTTCACTTCACCGCCTCCAGCACCGCGGTTATCTTCCAGACCTGCTCCCGGACGTCCTGGTAAGGCAGTTCCGTGAGATGAATGATCTTGAAGGCCGCGGTGATCCCGTAAGACTTCGCCAGCCGCTTGTGCGCAAACGATCCGGCTTCGAAGTATTGAAACGAATTCAGACACCAGGGCGACTTGTGCGTGGGGTCCTGAAAGTATCCAGCGCCGCGTGATGCGTTGGGTGTCTCGATGGTGGCCCGCGCGCCCGGCTTCAGTACCCGGTGCAGCTCGTTCATGAACTGGATCCGGTCGGCGATGTGCTCGATCACGTCATGCGCGCGTACTTCGTCCACCGATGAATCCGGCCAGGGCCACGGCTGCGAGAGATCCACTATCTGATCGGCAGGCTCGACGATATCGACGGAGAGGAAGCCGGGGAAGGGCCGGTCACACGCTCCAAGATTCAATTTCACAAGAGACCTTCGGTCACCTGTCGATTTCCTACTTGGGCGCGTCCGGCGCAATCAGGCTGATCGCCCAGGAAAGGAGGCTCGCCATGTGGAAAGATCTTTTGATCGAACTTCTGTTTTTCATCGCAGGGTTTATCGTCGTGAGACTTGTTCATTAAAAAACGCCAGCGAATCCAGGGGGCGAGTCACTTCGCCCTCGGTACCTGCCCATAGCTCAAACAACTTGTCACAGCATAGGGGAACTCTTCCACCTTCGCCCCAAACGGAAGCCGTCCGCTGAACCACTGTGAAATCAAAAGCTGCATGCCAATCTTCACCCGCGCCCCAGCATCCGACCAGTACGCAGCATTGGAAGCAATCCCAGCCGTGAACCGGATCAGGATGGCGCCCGTCGGCCAGGGAGTGAACGAAGGCCATGTCGCGTTGTACGGTGGCGACAGAATGCCAGGCTGCTTGGTGTAGTCGACCACGTAATCGCCATTCTGACCTTCTACCAGAGGTGTGACGACGCCGTTGTTATCGGTGTACTGCGCGAGATCGACACTGACTAGATTCGGCCGCAGTTGCACCTGGTACGAGGGCCAGTAGTCGAACGAGATGTCCCACTGTTTCGTCACCAGGTCGCGGCCCTGCAGGATCTCCGCCTGTTCCCGCGCTGCACTGATGAACACTTCCAAGGTGTTGGACTGCGCCTCCAGCATACTGTTCGGGATGCGCAAGTATGCCTGCACGTCTGAGAGTGACAGGGGCTCGTCGAAGGTTTGAGGCGGAGACTGAACCGTGAGATCCAGGCTGCCATAGGCCACCAGCGCGCCATAGAGACCGAGATTTGCGTATGTGCCGTAGGGCCCGGCGCCGCCGAAGGGGGGATACATTTTTAATTCGCTTTTCGCTTTACGCTGTTTGTATAAACTGCTATACTGGTTTTAGAGCGGCAAACCAGCCGCAGGAGAAAACCAACTCATGAGCCTCACAGACGAAGACAAACAATGGATTACGGAGCAGCTCGAACGCGTCGAGACGGCGCTATTGACCGAATTCCATAAGTGGTCGAGCCCGCTCGAAATGCGCGTCAGAAGCCATTCGGCCGCGTTGCGCGCAATAGACGTGGAGGTGGAAGCCATCGCCGATCGCGTTAAGAAGCTGGAGGCAAACTAAAAAAGCTCCGCCGTGCGCCTCTCTGCGTAAGCGGAGCCTCCTGGGTGGTACCAGGCGGGCCGTAGGTAACCGGCCCACTTACAAACATGCGTAAACTCACCTCGAAAGCCGCTCGCCAGATGGCCTCCGCCCGCAAGACCTACGCCGGTGGGCGTCCGAAAGTCCCCTCACCGTGCCCGAGATGCCAGGCTCCATGCGCCAGCAGACGTCAGGCCCTGGCGCATTGCGACTAAGCCAGAAGTTTCCAGGCACTCCCGCTCAACGAACGCGGGCTTGTATTCTTCGCGTGGACCGTCGCCCACATCAACTCCCCGGCATCAGAGGTCACCATTTGCACCTCCGCCGCGGCCGCGGTTACGAAGTGATTATCCTCCCCGATCTGAACGTATCGGAATGGATGCGTCTTCCACCACTCTTTCCGGTAACAGAGTGATGTCCCAAGGGCGAATAAAGGCGTTCCCTGATACAACCACCAGCGCGAGCCATCGGTGAATCGCATCGAGCGGTACCCAGTAACAGCCAGCTTGCTTTCGGCCAGCCGCGCAACCTGATCGGCAATACGCCCAGGCGCCGAATGATCATCATCATCCCAGTGAATGATGATCTCGCCCAATGCGCGATCGCAGCCGAGATTCCGCTTCTCGCCGATCTGCGCGGCGCCTTCGAGTTCCAGCAGACGAATCGAATTATCGGCCGGAACCAAATCCCTTACGCTTTCGCCGTCCGCCAGGATCAGCAGCTCCCGGTGCGGATACGTCTGGCTCTGGAAGCACGCGATCGCTTTCGGGATCCACTGGCGGCGATTCCTCGTGACGCACAGGCACGTCACGAAACGGAAGCCGCGGGCGCACCTCGGGCGCTTCGGGAACGATGACCTTGGTTTCGTAAGTCACTCGCGGCGGATCCGCCTTACGCGCCGATCCAGAGCGCACGAGTTGAATGGCGAGATCGTCACGGCATTCGAATTCCTGCCCTGCCGTGACGGTCCCGTACACGCCGGTGAGCTGGTGAGCTACGGCGATCAGTCGCATGGATTACACGCCCGAGAAGTGCTCGCCAAACGCATCGGGTGACGATTGCTTTTCCAAGGGATGCTTTCCTACCCCGAGAGCAGTGGTGAACTCCTGGCCGTCCTTCACTTCCAGCGGCTCGTTGTTATTGGGAACTCCGCTGACTGAGACGGGATGTCCCTCGACGTGTCCGGCGAGACGATGCAACGCCTCTCCGGTAACTGGGAGCGGGAGGGTCTTGGCGACGCCATCGATCTTGATGTGCACTTTTCCGCCGGATCGTTGAAAGGTGCCGAGCTCTTTGGCTTGGCGCGTTGACGTGGTATCAGCGTTTTCTTTTAGCATGTTGGTTTTCTCCTGATTGGAAATTTGGGTTGACAAAGGTAAGGGCCGGGCCATTCGGAAATGACCCGGACCAAAAGAGACGGACTTCGTTCCCGGTGTTGGGCGAAGTCGTGAACGATCCGCTTACGAACGACGCGGGGCGCTTCACAATGATCGCCACGCGCTTTTCCGCCCGTATTGCTACAAGGTTGCTGGTAAAATATGATGCGTGCTCGGTCGAGATCTCGACCTGCATCTCCATTCTGTCGCGGATCTCGCAGGCGATCGGGTTACCCGTGCCGACGAGGAACTGCCCGGACACCATCGAAGTGGTGCTCACGATGTCGAGACCGAAGATGTTGGGACGCACCACTTGCTGGCCGCCCATGCCGCCCGTGCCGCCCATCGAGGGCATCTGCGGGTCGCCCAGGATGTAACGCCCAAACTGGTCTTTGGTCAGACGGATCGACCACCAATCGTTCGGGTGCATCACCACAAAGCTCGGGTCCAACTCCTTCGATGCGGTGATCTGCTGGATGGGGCGGCCGATCACGTCGATGCGGTTCCACCCTTGCGTAGCATTCAGCAAGGTGCCGTTGAATGCGTTCGCCTGGGGAATGATTCCGTCGAGATCTTCGCCGATATCATCGCCGCTGAGGAATTGAAGCTCTTCCTCCAGGTTGACGTAATACGGCATGGACGTCCGGATGAAGCTCAGCAGCTCCGAGAAATCGTCCAGGATCTGCTTGGTGGCCGGAATCCATGTGGCGATCGTTTTCACGCGCTCGCTGGCCGACAGGAAGGTCAAGTTGTTTTCGGGCTTGACCGAGGCCTCGGGCACCGGCGACGCGATGCTCAGGGGAGAGAGCACCTTCACGAAGTCGATCACCTGCATGGTGGTTGGGGTGGCGCGGAACAGATCGCGCACGCGCAATGTCTGGCGCGCTTCCGGCGTGATCCCGGGAATGCGATCGATGGTCAGCACGCCGGTGGTTGCCGTGGTGACGCCCTGGCCGGTACCGATAATGTTGATATCGCCGCCCAGGATGGCCTTGCGTTCGTACAGCTCGGCGGCCGATTTCGGGGTGAGCGAGATCACCGCGCTGCCGCGTTTGTCGCGCATCAGGCGCAGGACGTTCTCGTTCTCTTTTACTTCTTTTTCGAGCGAGGAGCCCGCGCTCGCGTCGGGAGTCACGCGCTGCGCTAGTTTGACGTCGATAGCGTCCGTCTGTTTCTGGAGCGCTTCGATTGCGGTTTTGGTTGTTCCGAGCATGGTGCCGAATTCGTCTTTCTCTTTGGCAGCCTTCTCGAAGTAGACTTTCAGTTCCGCCTGCAGGGCGGACAACTGTTCTTTGAGTTCCATTTTGAAATGAATCCTTCGATTGAATTTCCCGGCCTACGCCGCCGGAATGAGCGACCTGATCTCTTCGACCAGGATTTGGGCTGCCGAGTGGTCAACCGGCTCGGTCTTGTGTTTCGCGGCTTTCTCGTCCGAAGTGTCTTCGTCGCAGTTGGTGTCATCACCATCCGGATCGCAGTCGGCTTCGGGAGAGATAAGTGCGGACAAAATATCGGTGGCGCTTTTCAAGTGCTCGTGCGCCGTGGTTAAAGTCGTTTTGGTGGCCGCGCTGATGGTACGGCCTGATTTGGTTTCGAGGCGGCTCTTGGCCCAGGTTTCCAGGTCGCCATAGTACTCGGCCATCAGATCGATGTAAGCGGGAACGTAAGCCATGTACGCATCGGAGAACTGCTGGATGATGGTTTCCGACGCCGTGACTATTTCGTCTTTCTTGAGGCCCGAATAGAACAGCGAGGCGAGCGCGCTCGACAGTGCGTTGCGCATCTGGTAGCCCGCGTCCGAAAGCTGGATCTCATTCAGCACTTCGTTGAAGTCGTCTTTCGTTTCCCGCTTGCCCTTGGCCTTGACGCTCGTGATCAGCGCCAGTTCGTTCATCGGGAAAGTGACTACGCTTCCTTCGTAGAGCCTTATCTCTTTGAGGTGGCGCACGCCGTTTTCGATGGCGTCCTTGATCGACTCGAAGCCGATGGACAGGCCCTTGACGATCTTGGCCTTCACCAGCAGATAGGCTTTCTGCGCTTCGGGCAGCGCCATGAGCAACTGGCCCTTGCACCAGAGGCCGTCCGTGCGATCTTCGAGAGTGATTTCGCCCACCGGGACGTCGGACTTATGCTGCCAGAGCATGGGGCGCGTGGGGCCTTGGTCCAGGAGCGTCTTGGTATAGGCGCCGCGCTCCACGATGTCGCCACCGCCGTCCACGTTGCCGTAGGGCGAAAGCAATCCTTCGAACGATCCCTCGGCCGAGATTTCTTTGATCTCCAGCCGCATACGCTGTTTCGTTTTCATTTCAAATTTCCTTGTTGTGAGCTTCGCGGCGATTCAATCGCGCGTCAGACTGATGACTGTGTTCTGTGTCAGTGCCGGGTGACTTTCGCTAACAGAGATGGGTTAGAGTGCCTACAAAAACGGGCTGCTCTGCTTGCTTTATCGTGCATACTGGTGTACACTAAAGCATGGCGATTGTATGGGACTCCGAGAAGCTAAAAGCCAACATCGCCAAGCATGGCGTAAGCTTTCGCGATGCAATCCCGGTGCTCGAAGATCCCCGCGCCATCACGATCAGCGATTACGAATCCGACCCTGCAGAGGAGCGCTTCGTGACGTTGGGACTGGATGCTTTGATGCGCATCCTGGCAGTGGTTTACACCTGGAGCGGCAACGACATCCGGTTGATTTCCGCTCGCCCCGCTACTCCAAATGAACGGAAGGGATACGAAAACCAATGAAAGACGAGTACGATTTCAGCAAAGGTAAGCGCGGCGCGGTACTGCCCACGCCTGGCAAAGAGCGGATCACCATCCGTCTTGATCTCGACGTTCTGGATTATTTCCGGGATGCGGTCGATCGTGCCGGCGGCGGCAATTACCAGACCTCCATCAACGCCGTGCTGCGCGACTACATGGAAGGCAAACAAAACGCGCCTAAGATCGAAGATATGTTGCGCCGAGTGATCCGCGAAGAACTGCGGAAAGCCTCTTAAAACCGTTACCCGCCCAGCCGTACTAACGATGAATCTGTCCCAGTGATCGGCTTGCCGGTTCCTGGAAGAGTCGCCTGGTTGAGCTGAATATGATAGGCATCGCCGCCATCGAACGGGTTCCAGTCTTCCAGGTCTCTCACTTCATTGACTGATGCGATGCCGTTCTGCAGCATCGTCGAATAGCCCTGCATCCGAGTTAAGAAGTCGCCGCGCAATAACGCATTCAGGTTGTGCCGGAAAAAGTAGCCTTGCGTTTTCTCTTCAGGTGTCAGCAGGCAGCGCCGCAGCTCCTGCTCCCAACGCGTGATCCAGGTGGAGAGCGTCATCTTCACGAATTCGAGCGCGAGCTGCTCGATGTTCGAAAACGTCGCCCGGCTCAAATCGCCCACCAGGTGGGGAGAGACCAGGAACCAGCGGCAGATTTCATGGATGTCGAACAGGCGGGTTTCGAGCATCTGCGAGTCCACCAGGCTCAGACCCGTCTGGTGGTAGTCCATGTCGCTTTCGAGGATTGGCGCCCGGCTTGGCTCGGCATACGTCTTTTCCCACTCGTTGCGGAACTTCTCGAAGTCCTGGTCGGTCTTGAACCTCGACTTCATCTTCAGGATGTAGGGCACGCGGCCGCCGGCGGCATAGAAGCGCGCCACGTTGCGCTCGGCCGAAAGCGCCGTACCGACGGACTGACGCGCCATGGTGATCACGCTGAATCCCTGGATGCCGTCCCAACCGAGGCCCCGCAGATGCCGGATGTCCTGCGGCTTGCCCTTCACCACGGTGAAGGTTTTGTCGGGCGAGTTGCCTTCCTTCACGCAATAGACCAGGCGCTTCTGTCCGGTCTTCTCGCGGTCCGGCCATACCTGCGCGGGCTGCAAGGGATGAAGCTCTATCGCTGTTCCGGTACCGCTCCGGCGAATGATCTGCGAGTAGGCGTTGCCCGACAGGATGCAGTGACTCGTCTCGACCTGGCGGTAGCCCATGGCCGTCATTTCGTCCGAGGGCTCGTCGTGCAGCAATCCATAAGCGGGGTGATCGTCGGCTACCCTGGTGGCGTTCTTAACCCGCTGGAGCATTGCCAGGGGCAGCATGGCTACCGTCTCGCTGATGAGTCGATTGCAGGCCCAGACAACGGAGTGATTGAGCGCCGTCTCGATAGATACCGCTTCACCCGACCAGGCCGGCATGCCGCCCGACATGATCGAGTAGATTCCTGGATATCCGTTGCGCGCGTACCAGCCTGCGTTTACAGCGTCGAAGGAGATTCCGCCCGCAGCTTTGATTTCTTTGGCGATCGAGATGGGCTCGGCCGAAGAGCGATCGAGGAAGCGCTTGATGGCGGTTCGGATTTCAGGAAACATTTGGTTCTTGGGTGCTTCAAGCGCCACAATCGCGCGACTGACTGATGACTTGTGTTCCGGTTTTGTGCCGAGTGACTTCCGCTGGTACGCCTGGGTTACGCTTGCCCGTGCATCAGCCGACGCTCCGCACCCCGGTATAGGAAACTGACTTCTCTTCAGGTGTGATGGCCCGGAAAAAAGCATTTGCCGTAGCCGCCATCCCATCAATCCGGCTGGTAGACTTCTCCCGGTCCGGCTTCGAGAACATGACATTGTCTCTGCCATCGGTCATCGTGCAAGCCGATCCCGCGTGCCACCGCAGCACCGGGTGATTGCCGTGATGCAGGCCGGCGCGCACGACCAGCTCCAGAATCTTTTTGGTCGGTTCGTTCAGGCTCTTGTACCCCTGCGGCACTTCGATGCAGGTGAACCCGTCCTCGACCATCGGTACGGACGCCTGACGCGAGTTCCACGGGTCCCAGCAGATCTCCTGCAGGTCGAACATACTGGAGCCCCACTTCAGCCGCGCCTGGATGTCCCGATAGTCGATCACGTCGCCGTGGGACAGCTCGAGAAACCCATCGCGCCCCCACTGCGCCAGCGGCACGCCCAGTTTCAATTCGAGCTTGCGAATCTTCCCATCCGGCAGCCAGAAGAACGGTAGCACGTCGTACGTGTCCTGCTCTTCGCAGGGGAACACGAACACCACCGAAGTCGTATCCGTGGTCATCGAAAGATCCACGCCGGCCCAGCAGCGCCGCTCGATGAAGTGCGCCAGAGCATCTCGGTGCAACGGCCGCACGGTGCGCTCCGTCCCGTCCGGGCAGACCACCAGGTTCTCGGGAGTGGCTTCCAGGAGGCCGCGGGCTACCCACGTCCCCGCGCTGGCATCCCACTTCACCATGTCGATGGCGCGGTTCTCTTTCTGATCCCACACGTTGAGGAAGTAGCGTTTGAAGCTGGTCAGATCGCCTTCCGCCACGGCCGATTCGTACTCTTTGCGGATCTTGTCTTTATCCAGGAACCCGCCGTTTTCTTTCAGCGAGGGATTGGCCTTGATCCAGGTCGCCGGCAAACTCGCATCGTCGGTCTTGTCGGCGCCGTAGATGCGCCCATAGAACCGCGGGTCCTTCACGATGCCGGCGGCGATACGGAGAGTCTTCTCGTGGAGCTTCCAGGC